ACTCAATTAATAACAAACAAACCGTATATTGAATTAGTATGTATAAATCCTGCTAATTATCAATTCGAAGCTGATATTTTAAGATAATATGAATACTAACAACTCTATTTCTAATTCACTCAAGAAATTACTTGAGATCAACGCTAATTCCTTAAAGACATTTGAGAGAATTAATGAAGCAATCACGACTGATCAACAAGATGTACCTCTTGAGATAATAACTACTGATGGAACTAAAACAGTTTATGTGCCGTCATTTGGTTATATGAAAAGAGAGTTAGAAAGATTAGACACTAATCTAAAATCTTTAGCAGGTTTAGGTAAAGGTAATACTAGAATTAAGTTACCAGATGGTACTTATCAAAATATTATTACATCTACTTTAAAATCTCCGGCTAATGATATTACTGTGTTTAATAGACCTGTTAATTTTTCAACTAAGCCTAATTATTTCTTTGAAGATTTCTTAAATCCTTTATTGACCACTACGATTAACGTGGGTGGACAAATACCAACTAGTACTGAAAAGATATTAGTTAAAAGAATTTTATTTGATTCTTCGAATGCAGTTACTGTTGATTATTTTAACACTAACTTTAAGAATAGAGAAAATATAGATTATGCTACTGCAATTAGAGATATTGCAAATAATAGTTTATCATATACTTTAGACGAAGACACTAGAGATTTACCTTATAGAAATGCACAATACACTGGTAAATTTGATGTATTAAAAATTAATAATTCTAAGAGAGAAGAAACTGTCGATGGTGTTACTACTAAAAGAGGTATAAAATTATATGCTTTAGATAAATTAACATATAGTGATTCTACAAAGACTTTTGCTGAAACAGAAACATTAAAAGTTGGTGATGAACTTATGATTCAAGGTGGTCTTAGAAACACTAGATATAAAATCACTAGAATTGATGGATCTACAAATCAAGTAGAACTATTATTAGTTGAAGGTTATGAATCTATTAAGATTGGTGCTGATCAACTAGGAATTTATAAAAACGATGACAATAATTTAAACATACAAGTTAATGTTGGTTTTAATGAAAGACTTTTAATATTTGTTAAAGCAATAGATCCTGATTCTAAAATATTGGCAGAAAACTGGTCACCTGGTATTAGTTTTTATTCTAATGAATTAACATTAGTACAAGCAGATGGTTCATCAATAAGATTAGATGATTATTACAAGACTGAAGTCGCTGACTTTGGTAGATATATCAATGCTCTTAAGGAAGATGCTATTCCACCAGCTACACAAGGTATTACTCCTGATGCTCCGGCATTGGATCTTAATAACTTTAAGGTGGTACAAATTAATACACACCTTACAGCTAATGACAGCGCTGACAAGATTAAAAAGTTAGCAGCTGACAAAGTTTCTGTTGAAGAGAAGATTAAAAAATTAGATGAAATTATAGTTAAGAAAAGAGCTGAAATTTCTACTAAGAAATATGAATCAAATATTCAAAAAGATAAAGATAAAAACGAATTAAATTCACTTATCACTGAAAGAACTAGCGAAACGAGTTTATACAATAGTATTGTAAACCAAATTCAATCGTTGGCTTCAGGTTCTAATACAACTACGGTTACTCCAAAATATAGAGTTAGAGGTTTTTGGGCTATTCCAGAACCTAAAAAAGTTGCAGATACAGTTGATCAAAGTGTTGTACAATTTATTATACAATATAGATACTTATCTACAAGTGGAAAAGCAAGTGAAGTTTCACAACTTCCTTTCACTGAAGGTACCAGACAAAAAACTGCAGTGTTCTCAAATTGGAATGAAATGACAACTAAGGCTAGAGACAGATATAGAGATACTGTTTCTGGTAAGTTTGCATGGCAAGCTAGTTTGGTTGAAGATGCACAAGAAGTTAACTTTAATCAATTAGATATTGCAATTAACGAGGGTGAATTAGTAGAGATCAGAGTTAAATCTGTTTCTGAAGCTGGTTATCCAGCAAATCCAATATATTCTGATTGGTCTGAAGCAATTACTATTGATTTCCCAATTGCTGAAATTGATACTACAAACGTAGAGGCATTGTTAATGTCTAACGCTGCTGAAACGGCTGCTGTTAAAATCTCAGAAGAATTAACATCTAAAGGTGTATTTACACACATTGATGATAGCTTTAGTGCTAATGAAAAATATTATGCACATAGTGCAACAAGTATTGCTTCAGGATTCTTATCTGCTGAACAAAAACCAATTTCGGTTTATGATAAAATTGCAGAATTAGAAGCTCAAATAGCATCACTTAAAGTTACCGTTGAAGTGGAAATTGGTGAACTTCTTGTTAAGATCATGGATGAAGACGGTACAGTTACTGTTATCAATAATGATACTAAAAACCAAATCTTCGCTGGATATTACACAGATGAAGTTGCAAGTTTAACTATTAAGAAGGGTCACATTGTTACTAAAACATTTAAACTTTTATTAGAAAATACAAAAGCTACTAAATTAGAATTAGTTTCAAGATTAGTTGGTGATAGAAATTTACCAGCATATAGATCTACTTCTGCGGGTTCTGCGATTGCTGATAGTGGTTTCGGTGTAAGATTAAATGATAGTGGAATTGCAGATACTGATAATAAAATTAGTTCAGATAATTATTATACATCTGAGGGTAAATATGATTTGGTTCCTATTCAATATCAAAATATCGATGCTACTTCTATTAACTCATATGCATTATTAGCTGAAGCACCATATCAATCTGCTCAAAGACGTGGACAATTTGTTTACTCTAGATTTATGGATATTGCTAATCAAAATCCATTATATGTTACTGAATCACTATTGTCAGGAGCACTTCCAAATTTAACAAATTATGAATATCCTATTAGTTATGCAACATTTCAAGGTGTAGCTAATACAATTCAATTAATTACTCCAACTGGAAATGGTAATTCTGTTGATTTTATATGGACTGGAACTTTTGGTAAGGGTGCAACAGGTGTTACTGGAAACATATCTGGTGATTTTACTAAAGATAAAATAGACGTATGTAGCGTATCTACTGTAGGTGCTGCTAATTATAATAATGGTTTATACATACACAAAGATCATCCAGATTTACAAAACTTATATGCAGATTTACAAACTATTGCATCAAACGATGCTGCGGTTACTAATACTGAGCAACAGAATAATATTCAAGCAATAGTAAATAATGCTATTTATACTATGCCTATTACGGCAACTTATGCAACTGGAACCTCATTTATATATAGTGGTATAAATAATTTTATTGGAAATTCGTTTGCAGTTTCGGCAGTAGATTCTATTCAGGCTACAAAACAATTAGCATTCCAAAAAACATCTGGTTTAATCGCAGCTGGTGATAGAACTTTTAAAATGTCTTTCGATGCAAATGATCAATATCTTTTAGGTGGTCGTTCTTGTGGAGCTTTCTTATTTTTATCACCAATTAATTTAAACACTTTGAGAGTAGAAGGTGATGCTAAACAAAGCAGAAAAGAAATTAAATCTGCGGTTGGTACATTAGACACTTCTAAATCGCTTTCAGTTGATATTATGTTCCAATACAGAATGACTGATTATTTCGGTAATGATTCATCTAGTGATATTGGTAGAGTTGGAGGTCAAGCTAAATTAACTTTCCCTAATTTAACATATACTAAGAAAATTGGATTAGACATATTTGATAAATACGATCAACAATTCTCATTTGATATTGAGGTATTTGCTAAGTACAGTCCGGCTGGTAAAAATCTAAATTCAATTAGAGCTGCTAAGTTGACTAGATTTGCCTAATGCTATCTAATAAATCTTAGATATATAACAGAGACAGGAACTCTGTTTAATAAAAGATTTATATAAATGGCATCAATTTCAATCAAGACAACACCATACACGTCCAGTGTACTAGCATGTAGTAGTGGCCCAACAGCAGCTACATCAATAACATTATATTACGATACTATTTCTCCTGCAACATTTGGAATTGGTACTGTTGTGTATAATGAGCCGGGACTTACAACTAGGTTTGATGGCACATCTAGATGGTATTATATAACATCTGAAAACTCTTCGGTACAAATTGATGGCGATGGTGAGGTACTTGATATGGTAGCATGTGTTACTGTTCCTACGCCTACTGCAACAGAAGTGCCACCTGCACCAACTGCAACAGAAGTGCCAATAGTACCTACAGCAACACCAATAGTTACTGCAACACCAGTTCCTACGGCTGTACCTACTGCTACACCAGTTCCTACACCTGTACCAACAGCTACACCAATTCCACCTACACCGAGTCCTACGCCTGATAACGTACCGACTGCAATAAGTGCTACATACGGTGTTTCTTGGAATGGAACATTGACTATTACGTTGACAGGTCTAGATGATCTTACTACTAATTTATTTTATACAATTGTTGCCCAACCTACTAAAGGTACATTGACTAGAGTCGGTGTTGCTGGTTCGGCAGTATACTCATATGTACATACAGCATCCTTAATTGGAGCTGATTCGTTCACGTTTACGGTAAAAGATGGAAATAATCAAACTTCTCCACCTGCTACTATAACAATTAATCCTGCAAATGCAGTTCCTGTGATTGTAAATACAGGTACGATTTATGTAACACAAAATAGTTTTAGTAATTTTAACGTAACTGTTACTGATTCTGATGGAGACGCTATAACTTTATCTACTATAACTAGTCCTACAAAAGGTGTTATAACAATAAATGGTCAAACTGGAAATGTTGTAAATGTAAAATATACACCAAATTTGGGTATATTTGGTAATGATAGTTGGACTATAAGAGCTACTGATTCAAAGGGTGGACAATCTACGTCATTTACAGTTAATTTTAGTATTATGTCAACACCTAGGTTTCAAATGGATATTGGATCATTTGGAAATGATCCGGCTTCAATGTGTTTTTCCGTTCCAATTACGTTTGCATATGGTTCTACTTCTCAAGCAAATAACGTATTGCAATTAGTTGCACGTATTCCTGAAGTACCTGGTACACCTGGTACACCTGCAATTCCAGGTGATTCTATTTATTACGACACAAGTCTGATTAACAAAGTGATTCCGCCTAGTTCTATTATAAATTTAGTACGAGTATCTGATAGTTCTGCATCTAGAGTTTTAACAATAGATCTCTCTGGTGAAATTATAGATATTATTGAGTGTGGAACTGTGTCTACATCATCGTCTATAAACGTTAAATATGCTACAAATTCTAGAGCATATTGTTCAGGTGATTATCAAAATGTAACATTATGGTATGCCGGTAATGTGACTAAAACTTTAAGTCAATTAGTTAATACTGATGAACCTCTTTTTAGTAGTGAATATTATTCTAATTTATATGCAAGTACAAGCGGTGCTTCTCAACTTGGTCAAATAGATAGTGGAATTTACAGTGCTTTAAATTCTACTAATGTTTACTATAAACGATCTACTGTAAACACATGGGGTGCAATTAACGCAAAAGCTGTAGAAGTATACGATGCAATTCCTGATTTTGAATGGCAATGTGGTATAATAGTTCCTAATGAAACATTTGAATTAACTTCGATTTATAAAACTAATTTATCAGATCCTACTATAAATCAATTTTGTGCTGGAACTGCAAGCGAAACTTCTTTATTTTATGTTAGACAAGAGGGCGACCAACCGTTTAATAATCTGTTAGCATTAGCTAGATTGAACACGCCTATTTATAAGTCTAGTATTGGAGCAACTGTAGAAGATCCTGACGATTTATTTGAATCCAATGTATTTGAAGATGCTACCGGCTATTTAGTTTGGGAAAACCTAGGTGACGGAGTCAACTTTAAATGGTACGGATATAATACTAGTGGATTGTTAGTATCAGGTGGTAACATATCTACATACGGCGAGTGTGCAGATTACATCAAACCGGAAATAGTTACAAACGAGTTCGATGCCAATGGAAAAATAAAAAATGTATTTTACGGATTTTATTCTTGTAATCCTGAAATAGAAGGACCTCAGGCCGGTAATAATGTTGAGACTTTATTTTGGCCTATATACATCATAGATGGATTGCATACAGATAATCCCGGAGATTCAGGTAGTTACATAAAAGATTTCGTAGATACTTTATCGTTCGGAGAAGTCATATCTTCCAGCAGCTTCGATAGCTGTTTAGAATACAGCTTTAAAATTATTGCTGAAGATATTGATGAAGCTAAATCTTTATTGTTAGCTGCAATTGCAGAAGAAACACAAGCACAGTATGTCGCAAATTTAATACCGTCACCTGTTCCACAAAAACGACCAGTTATTTCAAGTGGAACCCAAATTGGCTTAGGAAGCGAAGCTGTTGTACAAATATATGGAAATGCAAAACCATGTATTTCTAATGTTACCGGTTTTATATTAAGAACATACACATTCCCAATAATAGCTGATTATGAAACTATTAAAGCGGGTCCTAATTTTAATACTCAAACTAATTACCAATTAGATAATGTTGCAAAACCCTTATTGAGAACTAATCCGAAATTATCGGGTAATATTAAGATTGTTACAAGTTCAAATGGTTCTGTTTATTTAGAAAGTATTAATGCTTCTAAAGAATTAGCGGCTATAAAATATAAAAAGAATGTAGTTAATCCTAATGGTAATTATGCAGCTGATGTTGCAAATTTCTTTAAAAATACTGGAACACCTTCGGATTTGATTTATTTAACAAAAAGATCTGAATCTGATTTAACAGTATTAGGTTCTTATGATAAACAAATAGAAGAGGAATACCAATATGGTACAACATATAATTATTCTAAAAACTATGATGAAAATTATAGGATTTTTGCACCTATATGGGTAGACAATAATATGCCAAATAACTTTGTAATTTTCAAAGTTAAAAATCCAATAGGTGTTGATGCTGCGACAGTTACTACTGATAATGTTTCAAGAATTCAAGAGATATTAAAAAATGCTGAAATAGTTAAAACATTTGATCTGTCTAAAAAATCAGATTTAGGTAAGTACATTAGAAATCATGTACAACAAGAAACTTTTCCAAAGTCTCCGATTACAGTTTCATTTGGTAAAAACGATATGACCAGTTTTAATGGTATTGACATTAAATCTGGTGAATTAACTAGTAAAGGTGAATACATTTACAAAGATTATGTTGAAGCAGACAAACCTCTTATCGAGGCCAATGATTTTATCACAGATGGTTTTAAAAGAAATGGCATGTTATGTGCTAATTTGTTAAACTTAGAATTTTTGTTTGATGATGAAAGCTCAAGTGATTATAGTGTTAATAGATATTTTGGATTATATGTTGATACAATTGATTCTGGAATAGGTGAAATAAACTCTATTGATAACAACATTATTAAGTTTAGTAATGTTACTTCTTATGTTGATGCTGACAATCCTATTACTGCAATTCCATCACATAAACAAATGTCCACTTCGCCTACATTAGGTTATGTGGCAATAAACGATATTTACTATAAAATTTCTAATACAGGACTATATGATCCCAAACAATTAGAAGTTAAAATAGATGATACTACTGGAAATATACCTAGCACTATTGGAATATCTCACACTGGAAGATCAGTTGATTTAATAAAGAATGACGAAAGAGGTTATGATTTTGTTAAAATGTCAATTATAGATGTTCCAGATAGTAGTGATAAAATTGCAGTTGTAAGTTCTAGAGAAGAGTCTTACAAATTTACATTTGTAAAACACACACCATCTGAAACTATTAATATTAATATTGAAGATTCTACTGGACCATATCAGTTTACATTTACGACTGGTTCTACTTTCAATTTAACAATACTTAATATGTTAAACGCTTGGAATAATTTTACTTTTTTAAATAATCCAACTAATCCAATATTGGAATTAACTATTGATCCAATTAAAAAATCATTTGTTATCTCTGAAATAAAAACAAATTTAGGTGATCTTAATATGTATGTTTCTGGAGCTATTAGTTCTATTATAAGAGTTGATCAAATTCAAACAAACATAAATATTCAAAACAGAACATATTCTGCTAATTATACTTTGCCAAAAGGAACATATAGCGGAAAATTCTTTTCTAATCAAGGTGAGTTAGGTGATATTGCTTCTGCTTTAGCGGGCGTTATACACGCCGATGATAGTCCATTAGATGCATATAATATTGGATCTGATATTTGGGTTAAAGCTAGAATTCCTGGCTATAAATTATTACAACATACTGTTTTAGTTAATAGATCAAATGTAATTGATTTTGTAAAGGTTAACAACAGAGATGTAAATAATATTCTAAAATTAAGAGATGGTGCCAATACTGTATTATCTAATTGGAATGCATATTATTTAACTGGTGGTAACTCTACTGAAAAATCTATTTATGTTAACAATACAACTATTAGTGAAATCTCTATTGGAGATTATATAGAGACTAGACATGCCAATGTATTTAATAGAGTATTAGATATTGTTGAAGACATAACTATTCCTAATTCTACTAGATCTAAATTAATAATGCAATCAAAGTCAGATTCTCCAGATGGTGAAGCTAGAGTATTTAATGAAAACATAGTTAAAATTGGATTATTTTCTGCTTATGACATATATGACATGAATTTTGATTTTTATGATACTTCTAATTCTGATCTAAAAGAACTAGATTATGAAACTAGAACTAACTTAAATTACGAACCGTATGAAAATGCTATAACAAAAATAGATCCTATTACTGGTGAATTTAATACCACATTAGAGGCTAACGATATATTTGATGATAGTTTTGCATTAGATCCTATAAACTATTTCTCAAACCTTTCTGAAATATTATCGGAAGAAACTGTGGTAGAAATAGCTAATCAAAATATTACGAGTGAGTTTGATAGGTTAAAAGAAAACGAACTTAAAGAGTTTGCTATAAATTCAAGAGTGGTTCCTAATATTAATAAGTGGGTTTTAAAAGATTCGTTGACTGTGAGAGATCAACCTTATTATTTAAATACTAATGAAGCTTTTGGTAGAACTAATTTCTCACCTGATTTAACTGCTACTAAACGTAATAGAAATGACATGACGCATGAATGGTTTTATATGGATAAAAAACCAAAGTATTTAAAGTATGATGAATTGAATGATACGTTTTCATATGTTAACTTTATTGAGGATTTTGAATTAACTGCTGATCTATTTAAAAGTACTAAAAATAATTATTTTGATAAATTCATGATAACTGAAGGTTTCGAAAAGAACTTAGATGCAAATGATATAACAAGTATTTATAATAAATTTGGTGAATTCACTCGAGTATATTTAAATCCAGATGATGTAAACAATACTTTCTTTAAAACAAATCTAAAGAAAAAATATACATTAATTGACGGAGGTGACACTAGCGCTTTTGCTAGTACTATCTTTAAGGGATTAAAAGTTGTTCTTAAAAACAGAAAAGAATTTACAGAAAAAGTTGCATTAGACTTTGTACCTACAAGTGAATTTAATGGATACAAGTTTAGTGTTTTATTAAAGACTAATACTGATGTAAAAACTAACAGTATTGATTTTGAAGTAATTCAAAACAAGAAATTTAAATTTGTAATATTCTTTATTAACTTAAACATAAGTGATTATTGGATTAAGGGAAATATGAACAGAAAGCTGCTTTATGAATTAAACCATAAGATAGTATACGATCATGTGATTGAAGACTACGATTATGCTAACACTTCTTTTAATGGTGCATTAAGTTGGAACAATGCTGATTTTACAGGAAGCACGCCATTTACAGTTGAAGGTATTAATCACTTTGATGGATCTGTTCCTAATTTTGAGAATGATATTTTGATAGGTGAAAATGGATTATTTGGAGAAGTATTGATGGATATTTATCCGGAAACTCCTGGTAATACTATGTATAAATTTTCAATTTATTCAATTCAAGATACTAATACTATAAGTGTTGTTTCAAAGCCAGTTAATGTTAATGATCCAAACGATATATTAGATATTACATATTTACCTAATTTCATTCAAAGAAAAATTAAGTATTATTATACAAACGGTGGTAGCAATATCCATAAAACTCTTCTTGAGAAAATATCTATTAATAAGGTTGCAGATATGATTAATTTAAATGATGATAGTGTTACATATACTACCATTGAAGAGGACGGGACTACAAATAATAATAGATTTACTATTAACTTTGATGATGGTAATGAAATAATTAAATACGCAACACTTTCTATCGAAGAGGATAATGATAAACCTAAAAGTTATAAATTATTTAAAGGTATTATTGGTTATAATCTTGTTAAATCTGATGAAGCATCATACTATCCATTTTTGATTAGACATAATGGTGCATACACCGTAGATTTTACACCGGTTATAACTTTTACAGACATGTATACTCATTTTAAATCTAATAGAATTCAAGCAAGTGCAGACGAAAGAGAAACAGGATTAGAGTCTATATTGTACAAACATTCGTTAACTAATGGATATGAATTAACTACGGCTAAATCATATTATGAAAGATATAATAGATGTGGTACTACATTTAATGTAGGATTTATACAAGATGATGGTACACATGATAAATATTTCGGTATTATTAAAAATCATTTCTATCATAAAGTTAATGAAATAAATCCAACAGGTATTACAAAACTTTCAGAGTCATCTGATAAGCTTCCACTTTACCCGTTAATTGATGAAGTTGCTATTTCTAAAAAAGATGTAAACGTATTTAGATCTTCATGGGATGCAGGTTATTATACAAGAGCTTTTTCTGGTGGAAAATCAGAAGATATTCCTGGAACATTAGACAACACAGAAGAAAGGTCTTATCTTGCATCTACAGTAATGAAGGTTAAAAATAATTATGATCTTATTTCGTTTAAGTATCAAGTTATAAATAGCAAAGAAAAACTAGATGAAATATTAAGTAACTCTATAAATGAGGCTGAAGTATTAATGTTCGAAGATGAGAATGAAATTGTCGCTGATTTTTATATTACTGATATTGCTACCAGATTATTAAAAGAAGATGGAGTATTATCTGGAATTCAAAACTATGTGAGTGTTCAAAATTCGGCAGGTGATAAAACAACATTATCTGATGATGCTGATTTTTATATAAACAATAATATCATCGAACAATTTGTAGTTGATTCTGTAAAACTGTACACAAAAAGATTTAAAGGAGCTGCTTCAAGTATAGTGAGCACTAACGATATTAATTTAATCGGTGACGGAGGATTTTCCCCTGATAATAATTTTACTTATAAACCTCATAAGCAAACGCCTATGAATTTTAGGTTGATATATAATAAAAGATTAGGATATTCTTACGACATTAAACCTATGATAAAAATAAAGTCATAAAATGGCAATTAACATTCAAGAGATATTACACCCAAGCGATTCGGACTCTATAAAGTTTGAGAAAATCAATTATAACTTTGATCAAATTTTAGCAAATGGTGGTGGGCCAATTGGACCAAAGGGTCAAAAAGGTGATCAGGGTCAAGTAGGATCTACTGGTCAAAAAGGACAAAAAGGTGACATTGGACCTATCGGTTTAAAAGGTGTTTCTGGTGCTACTGATAGCCCTTGGTACAAAGTTAATGTTGATTCAAATAATGATGGTACTAATGAAGTTAGTGTTTTAAAACCTAAGGTTGGAAACGATTTAAATATGCCTATCATTTGGTTAGGTGATGATGATTTTGTTGAAGACGTAACTGATGGTGATATTTCTACCAACGCTAGATTAACCATTGCTAAAGACAGTATCTTTGAGAATTATATTAAATTATATCATGCTATCGATAAAGCGCTTGTGTTAACAAGTAATACCGATGGTATATTTTCTAAGTTTAATTGGCAAAATGCATTTGGTAGTTCAAATATAGAATTTGGAGCTACTACTAATAAAATTACATTTATTGCAAATAATTATGCATTTTCAGCCAGTGGTGTTGGAATAGATCTAAAATCAATTGGTAATACAAATATCAAACTTAGTAGTACTGGGTTTGGAATTTTAGATGTAGATATGAATGCCGAATTTAAGGGTTATTTAAGATTGCCTGCTGGTACTACTGGTCAAAGACCTTCTGTGCCTCAATTAGGTATGATTAGATTTAATACCGATTTAGATATTGTTGAAGCTTATTATAATAACGGTGGAACTCCTGAATGGAGAGAATTATGTACTGACTGTGGAACACCAGTTGGAGACAGTATCGGTATTTCCGGTGGAGATATAAATGCTAATGCAGATGGATCACCTCTTACTGATACTATTGAAATTGTAGGTGGAGATATAAATGCTAATACCGATGGATCACCGATTTCTTCAGCTACATTAGCAGCTGTTGGATCAACATCACTTACTGCACAATATAATTCGCCTACCACGTTGTATTTAAATTATACAATTTCACCAACATCTTCTGATCCAGGTTCTTCTAACATATCTGTTAATACTCCTGGATTAACTATCACAGCTGAGCCTTCTAGTAATAGAATAAAAGTTGTGACAAGTACTGATATTATTGGTAAAACTTGGCAAATAACTGTTAGACATCCTTTAGATTCAAATGTTTTGGTTGTTTGGACAATTTCTTTAAATAATGTATCTACACCAACAGCAACTCCTGTTGTACCTACAGCAACGCCAATAACGCCTACTGCTACGCCATCTACTGATACAGCTGTTATTAATAGTATATCTAATGTTTCGACAGATAATGTGTCTATTTCATTTACATTGAGTGACACCATTAACTGTAGCGCAGTTACCGTACAATACAGTTCTAATCCAGCTGGACCATGGACCTCCGATACTGGAAGTTGTGCATCACCTAGAGTTAGAAATATTACAGGTGGATGTGGTAATCAATATTTCTTTAGAATAGTAGAGTCTAGATTTAGTTTACCGGATGTTATTTCGGGTGTACAACCATTCACTTTAGCTAGTTGTGGTGCACCAACTCCTACTTCGAGTTCAGGTTCAGGTTCAGGTATGACACCTACACCGACTGCAGCACCAAGTGGCGGTGGCGGAAGCTATACTTCTAGCAGTGGATCTGGTTCAGGAATGACAGGTTAATAGATAAATTCATACAGAATAAAATTAAAATAAATATAAAAACAAAATAATAACAATGGCAGCTAACGATTACATAAGAACGGTAAATATCACACCACTGAGTACTAGTTACTCTTGGGATACACCACCAAGTTGGATCACTATTACTAGAATAGGTACATCTAATGATTGGACTATAACACTCGCAGCTAATAGTGGTTCGGCTAGAAATGCTACGCTAACTGTTAGACATGCTAATACAACTACGGTTGACACAATTGCAGTTTCTCAAAACGGCGTAGGTGTATCTCCGACTGCAACTCCAACACCTACTTCAGGTGCAGGTGCAGGACCAACAGCAACACCAATTTCACCAACTGCAACGCCAGTTCCACCGACACCAGTTCCGACTGCTACGTCTCCGGCAGGTTCAGGTTACACCTTATCATTTGTTGATGAATCATTTTTTATTGACGATTATAATAATGGAGCAGGTTATTTTGTTGATTTGGTTTATAACATTTCAGGAACCACGAGTGCACCGGTACTGGTAGAAAAAGATAGTAGAATAAGTTGGACGAATAGATCAGGACCTAGCGGCGGTGTTGGTACACTTCGTATATACAGTTTAATGGCAGCTTCTGCAGAACCAATCAGTGCTGTTTTAAGCCCTGATTTTAAAATTAGTCATCCATTAAATAGTAGCGTAGTTGCATCTATTCCTGGTACCATATCACAAGCATATGACGATAGATTTGTACTTGATCCAGGTCCAGTTAGTCCAACTGCAACACCGATACCATATACTGGCGGTGGCGGTGGATGTCACATTGCTGGGGAAATGATTACGTTAGCCACCGGTGAAACTAAAGCTGTCGAAAATATTCAAATCGGAGATCAATTATTATCATTCGACGTAAATGGATATAACTATGATGAAGAGGCATATAAAAATTGGTCTTCTCATATAGATAACTTTAACGGTGAATTTACATCAGTGGAAGTAACCAACGTTAAAGTTGATACATATTCATCATATTATAATTTTAATGAAGGCTTGCTTAAAATAACATACGAACATCCTATATTAATTAAAGATGTAAACAACATAGTTTCTTGGAAAACAGCTAGAGAAGCTGCTGTAGGAGAATATATGTTAAATGAAAATAATCAATGGATTTTAATTAGTACTAAGTCATTGGTAGAAACTGTAAGTCCTTTCTCAACGTGGACTTTAGACGTAGAAACCGAAGATGTTTACTTTGCAAATGGTATATTAGTACATAATACAGCACCAGAATATCTTGAAAAAGAATTAGATCCTGTTGACGGCGAAAATATTAGATAATAAATTTTAAACAAATGGAAATTAAAGAAAACATAAAACAATTTTTTTCAAATAAGAGCCTGGTTATTTTTGTAGCCGGTGCTCTTTTTGTTTTATTGTTTTTAAAACAGTGCAATCAAATAGACAATTTAAAACATAAAGTTGAGATGACTGAAAAAGATTCTCAAAGAAATTTTAATAATTATTTGGCTTCTAAAGATAGCGTTAGAACTTTGATTTCTAAGAACGGTAGTTTGATTAGTGAAAAGAGAAGTTATGAATTTGATCTCAATAATTTACAAGGAGATCAAAAGGACTTAATTGAAAAATACAAAGACGCTTTAAATTTAAATAGAAACTTAAATAAGGTGAACACTTTATTGACTGCTGATTTAAAAATAAAAGACACATTTGTAGCAGGTACCAGTACTACTAAAATAGATTCGATAAATACTAAGATTAAGTTTAGTAAATTTGATGATTTTGGAAAAGGTAATTCTAGAGATCTTTCAGGTGAAATGTTAATCACAAAAAATGGTAGTGATTTTAAATACAGCAATGCTACATTCTCTATAAACCATAAGATTAATTTAATGGCTGCTATAGAAAATATTGACGGTGCTGATCAATTAAAAATTTCAACTTCTTACCCTGGTTTAACATTTGACAATATAGAGAATATAAACCTAATTAATACTAAATTAAATCAAAAGCCCGTTAAAAAAGGTGGTTTTGCAATTGGTATCGGTTTAGGCTATGGAATAAATTTAAACAATAATCAAATAATAAGTACTGGTCCATCAATAGGCCTTGGACTATACTACTCACCAAAGTGGTTAAGATTTTAAAATAATATAAATAATGGCACAATCATCAAGATATTTTTATTTAGACTCAGACATTTTATTAGAGTTTATTTACCACGATCAAAGTAATCCTTCTAAATATCAAATAGAAGTTGATGAAAATGGTAGCGAGGTAAAATTCTTAGATACAATTAAGGGTGATCCTTTCAGTCAAAGACATTTGATTAGTGAGTTGGGTAGTGCTGTTGTAAACTTCGATGTAACTCACAACAATGGATACTTATCTGTTGAAAATTTCGCAGCAAGAACTCTTTTACTACAAAATGGTAAAACTTATAAATTTAATTTAACTCAATTAGTAAATCCTAGTTTATTTACCATAAGTGGTGCACTTGGAATTTATACATATTCAAATATTACAAAAATCGGTCAGTTTACACCTACACAAAATGGTACAGTTGACTATTCGTATGAAGGTTTAAAAGGTGGAAAGATAATCGTTGATGCTAGAGCTAATCCTTTATTTGCAAATCCTGATGAAAATACAGGAAACGATATTAATCAAACTATCGGTAGATACCATGCTGTACAAACCGATACTACTGGAACAAAATATGCTTTATTAGGATATGATTCTACTGGAGATTATGAAATGCATAATTATATTAATAATAATGTAGATTGGGCTGGAGGAAATGAAACAGATCTTTTAAATTACCAAACTAATGCTTCTGCAAATATTAATTTTATTAAGTATGATAGTATTAGACTACATTTAAGAAGTGGTTATAGTTTTGCTGCAAGAGGTTACGAAGGATTCTTATTTCAAGTAGCTGCAAAAAGAGAAACTGGTATAAGAAATTATTTAACACAATTAGTTTATTTAAATACAAGTAATTACGAATATGCAAACCCTAAGCCATTCATTTTAGGAGAGACTCTATATAGTAAATTTATTGATATAAAAATACCTACATTAGTAAATCAAAACAGTGAGTTTGATGATTTATTTTATGGAGATGGTACATTAGGTTCAAGTGATTTAGATCCTAGTGCAAGCTATGAACTCACGTTTAAGTTAATAAATAATCTAGAAACTTTCAATGGTTTTGATTATTTTACAACAGCAGAAGAAAATAAGTTTACTGTTTCAAGAGAAGATGAATTTCAAGATTTTACAGTGGTAGTTGAAGACGCAGCTGATGGAGATTATTTTAGAATATATGGCGAAAAGGACAATTCGATTGGATCATTCGAAGCTTACATTCTAAATCAAATTACTAAAACAGCTGATGATATTATTGTAATGTTTGATGTTGACGTCTTTGAAAGTATAGGAACATCAGAAGTTAAAACTTTCCAAACAACTTATACACAATACGAAGATTTTAGTACAGCAATTGTTTTTAGACCTGTTATTATTAATAGTAATATAGCTTCTAGTTTCTCAATTGATGTAACTATGAGAATATGGAATCAAACTGATAACACACAGATTGTAAAACGTGCAAGTTTGTCAATTGATCAAGCTGCTAAATATGGTAAAAGATTACAAAAACTTAAAATTGATTCACCAAATCAATTAACAGAGGTTTATAATGTGCTGCCTCAATTTGCATCTAATAAAATTGTTGCTGGTATATTTACTGATAATTTACCAAGAAGTGTCAAATATGTACCTGCATTTGTAGAGAGACATAATGTAATTGCTACTAGTGCCACTGTTAGATTTGATACTAGTAATGAAAATATCATGACACAAAATGTTAATGAAGTTGATACTTCTGGTTTTAAAACAGAAGGCGAACTACTTATTAAAGTTCCACCATTTACATCTTATTATAAATTCGTTGTTGCTAAAAGAAAAGAAGACGATATAGAATTTATATCTTTTGCAAATACTGAAAATGTTGTAATGACATTTAGTGATGGAAATCAAAAACTAAAATTCAATCATGTTTCTAATAAAGACATTAACATGGGTGAAGGTGAATTACTATTTAAAATTAGCGAAGCTAATGCGAATACTATAAGAGGTATGAAAAACAATACATTTTATATTAGTGTTAATAATGGAATAGACGAAAACATGATTTTGTCTGGTAAATTTACAATTTAATTATGGTTCTTAATAGTAGAAATAATGGCTTTGATTTTAGATTCCCTAGGGGATTTATACCTGCTGAAGTATCAGATAAATATAAAAAATATCTTAACAAGGTTCCTGGTGGTTTATTATCAGAGCCTGTAGATTTTGTAAATTATAGTATTCAAGGTATTAATATTCCTGGAATTTCATTTGATCCTCTTACACAAGAAGATAATGATGGAACCAAGAGATACCATAGAGGTGCAATGCCAATTCAAAATACGATTAATAGAGAATTTACGGTGACTATGCAGTTGCTAGACGGTTTTATTAATTATTGGATTATGATGGATACTTTGTTGTATTATTATGCACGATCTACTAAGCAGGCTTATATTGATCCATTGACTTTAAGAATACTTGATGCCGAAGGTGCATCTGTTGCATATATGGAATTTACTGATTGTATCATGAATTCTATTAATGAATTAAGTTTGAATTTCGCAGAGAACGTTGCATCATTTAGTACATTTGAAGTTACCTTCTTTTATAACAAATTAAACCTCAGATTAGAGGTCGAATAAATATCAGATATATAACATATGAAAACATTTAATACTTACTTACTTGAAAACTCAGCTACTGAAAAAGAGTTGCAACTTATTAACGAAGGTTTACAAGAAGAGTGGACTCCAGAGTTAGAAGCTAAAATTGATGCAGCTTTGGAATCATTTGCTTTAGAATACCAAAAAGCCGATGGTACATACGATATTGAAAAACTTAATGAAGAGATTACTAATGAAGGTTTCTTTGGTTCTATTATTGGTGGTCTTACAGGATTTGCTTTAGGTAAATCAGTTGGTAAAATGATAGCAAAAGTACTTGGTATTGAAAGAGGTATTTTCTATGATTTATTAACCTCAAGACTAGTTGGTGCCGCTTTAGGTGCAAGTCTTGGTAATAGAATATAAATGAATTTTTTAGCAGTAGACTTTTCTTTGAATTCCCCAGGAATTTGCATAT